ATTTAATTAAAAACCCTTGACAAATCTTTAAAGGTAACTATAAGTACTATAAGTTATACCCCACCGCCCTCCTCCGCATTGCTGACGCAGTCATCCTCGAACAAGTTATCCGAAAATCCCGTAGCCTCAGGCGTGAACTCCTGTTCAACGTTACCATATTTAAAATCATTGGGTGCTTTATCCGGTAAGTGATTAGTACTTAAATCAATATTCAAATTTTCTTTGTGTACAATGTCCCAAGCAGATAAGTGCTTATTCGAAGGACTACACTCAAAGTTGTTCTTCATACCAACAAAATACTTCCCGGGCAGGTAGTTATAGTACGAATAAAGGTGCTTACCCTTAGCAAAGAAATCTTTTCGAGTAAGTCTTTTACAAACTCTTTTAGCTTTCTTGTAAACTTCATCTTTAAAGTCTCGAAGTAAATCTTTAATTTCTTCTTCATCAGTATCCGAAGGATAGTGCACACCACAGCTTTCTCTTAGCCTGTAGCTTTCGAAGACACCACTTAAGGTGTAAGGATTATCTCTACACATTAGACTTCTGTGCACATATCTCTGCTGAGCTTTGTGCCATTCCATCAATCCCCACGCTTTGGGTATGTTCTGTGTTTGTTTACTAAGAAACCTTAAAGGTCTGTAGTACGCATTCTTCGGAGAGCACACAGCTACAGCATACGGCGTAGGCCAAAAGGCGGGGTAGCATCTCTGTACAATCTTAGGATTGTTATTATACTGATTCAATCCGATGTTAAAGAAGTGTTTGGTAGTAAAGTAATTTCCATAGAAAGTTCCGAAGTAGGGAATACCAATAGAGTATCCTTCTCGAAGAACAGAAAGAATTTCGTGAAATAGACAGTTAGAAAATCTAATCAATTCCTTTCGTGGAAGAGAAAAGTACTTAGCTAATCTTCGAACTAAGTTAGTAAAAGTGTAAGGAGAGTTGATTTCCTTATCTTTCTGTAAGACCCACTTGTATCTATAATTATAAGACGGTCTAGCTTTTCGAACCTGTTTAAAAGGAATCTTGGACACATAAGGTTTAGTATCTACTTTATAATCTTTTTTGTTCATTGTTTTAAATATCTCTCTTTAGCAAGTATTTCAAATTTTAACTTTGGTAAATGACTAACTATGCCTACCACCACTGCTGAAGCGTTTATGTCTTTGCTTTCACCAGAGGCAATTGGTATCATTACAAGTTTCGCACTCCTCGCAGGACACGTAATACGCTTTACCCTTAGAGTAGGCGCTAGGTTCAAAGAACATGAGTTGCGAGAACTCCAGATGCAAGAACGTCTTAAATTTCACGATGAAGAAATTGAACGTATATCTAAACATCTTAGTGAACACTACTGCCTCTCTCACGAAGAAGCTAGAAAATTTCTACACTATCATCTAGGTAACCTAAGTGACCTTAGGCACAACTAAAGCCCTTGGCACAATTAACTAGTGTATAATCACTATTTATACATTGTCAAATAAAATATAGAAGCTATACTTATGAAACGACTGACGAACATCCACGTCTCTGGAGAAGATGTTTTTGTCGAAGCTAAGCAGCAGCTTAAAGACACGTTCAAGAAACCTTCTTTGCTTTCTGCAAAGAAAGCCCCCACCGGTCGGGGTGAAATGGCTGGTGACCAGCTTGTTCGTCGTCTTGCAGTAGAGTTTGGATACGACCCTATCTCCGAACTTGTTAAAACTGCCCGTAACGCTAAGACCTCTCCTGAGCTTAAGACTAAAATTAACATGGAACTGGTGCAGTACTATCTTCCGAAGATTCGTGCTGTTGACACTAATCCGAACGCTGGTGAAGTTATCTCTATCAATGTGATACCCTCGGCAACGATACCTTCGGCAGTGACACCCTCTACCAAGTAACTTTGTACAAGGAAGATAGATACTATGTTTGTTAAAATTTGTTACGGTCCTCTTCGGTATCTGACTGTGCTGGATGTTAAAGCAGTAGACTTTACTTCTCACCTTCAGAGCGAGTACTTCTGCAACAACAGTGTGTTGTTTGTAGAAACACCTGATAAACCTTGTCGTTGTGAAATTCCCTATCTCTATACTGACAAAGAGTTTATCAAGGACAACATTGGGTGCTCCTCGAAAGGTGACACTGATGGTGAAGTCTATCTAAATGTTATTCGCATCCGTCGAAATAATGATGAAGAGATGCAGATTGCCTTCACTGGTACTGCTTATCTTTGTAACGACACAGGCAGGACTGTAGACACCTTTAGGTAACAGGAGAAGTACTTTGGAAATCAACTATAAAGTATCTCCTACATTTATGAAGGTGCATCAGGATACCTCTCGTGTCATCGGTGTCATGGGTCCTGTTGGTTCAGGTAAAAGCTCCGGCATGGTATTTCAGTTGTTCTTTAATGCCATGCAGCAACGTCCTGACAAGGATGGTGTGCGGCACTCACGGTACGCTGTAATTCGAGCAACCTATCCTCAGCTCCGAAGCTCTACTATTAAGACTTGGATTGAGTGGTTCAAAGATAAGATTCGTCTTGTGTACACAACTCCCATTACTGGTCGAATTAAATATGACCTTGATGATGGAACCTCGATAGACATGGAGCTCATGTTCATTGCTATTGAAGACGAACAAGCAGCAGAACGTCTTCGTTCTTGGGAATTTACTGGAGCTTGGGTAAATGAAGCTCACGAAGTTCCCGAGTACATCATGACTATCCTGATGCAGCGTACCAATCGTTTTCCCTCTATGAGAAGCGGTGGTGCGGTACATCCTTGTATTCTTCTTGACTACAACGCTGTGTCTACTGACCATTGGCTCTATCGCTGGGCAGAAGAAACAAAGCCTGAAGGTTGTTCTTTCTATAAGCAACCTCCTGCTATGATTGAGTACACCCCGGGGCAGTTTAGGCTTAACCCTAACGCAGAGAACATTGAGAACCTTGACGCTAATTACTATCCGAACATCGTAGCTGTGTCTTCACGAGAGTCAATCCTTACTGATGTTCTCAATCAGTACGGTGAACGAAAGAGCGGTAAGCCTGTGTACAAGGACTATGATGACCGAGTGCACTACTCTGAAGATGCATTTGTTCCTCCAGCGGGTAGTCATGTCATCATTGGCCTGGACCAAGGGCTTTCCCCCGCTGCTGCTTTTACCTTCATGGATGCAAATGGTACACTGATGGTATTCGATGAGATTACAACTGTTGACTGTTCTCTTAAAGAATTTGCTGAAGAACTACTTTGGCCACGTATTTATGCCAAGTATCCGTGGATTCGTAACAACTTCTCGTGCGTGATTGACCCTGCTGCTGCTCAGCGAAGCATGAATGACGCTAAAGCAGGCTACGAAATCCTGAAAGAAGCTGGTCTTCCTATCACTTTAGCTCGAACTAATAATGCAACTGACCGTCGTGAGTCTGTAATTCACTTCCTTAGGTTGAAAAATAAGTTCAAGTTGAGTCCAATCTGTAAGATTTTGCGTAAAGGTTTCATCTCAGGGTACAAGTACGAAGAAAAAAAGAGCATTGATGGTAGAGTGTACAAGGAAAAACCTATGAAAAATGAGTTTTCACACGTTCACGATGCCCTTCAGTACGCTTGTTTGGAGTACGCACACGTTAAACCTAAGAAAAATTTCAATTCTACTCGTAAAACTTACCGTGTAGCTAGTACAATCGGAGGTTATTAACTCTCATGCCTGACAATTTCTTTGCTTTTCCTGTAGACAACGGTCCAGTTACAGCTAAAGATGCCGCTGATGGGGCAGAAAAGGAGCTGGAACGCGCTGTGAAAGCACTGGAACAGGCCCAACAGGAACGAGATGAGCTGGAAAAACTAGCGAAACCTCTGACTGTGGACAGTTCCACTAAGGAAAACAGTAAAAATTACGTGAAGTACGTGGACAGTCTTGCGAAATTCGTGAAAGACTGCTACGAATCTTCTGAAGCAGCTCGTAAACTTATCGAAATGCACTGGATTGATGACCTGAAACGTTACAAAGGCATCTACGATGCTGATGTTTATCAGAAGATCAGCCCTAATCGCTCTAAAGCTTTCGTTCGTGTGACCCGTACTAAGGTTAAAACCGTTGACTCCCGGCTTGCTGACCTGCTGTTCCCAGCTAATGGGGACAAGAACTGGGAAATTACTCCTACTCCCCTGCCAGAGATGAGTGACAAGCGTAAACAAGCTATAATTCAGCTCTATCAGCAGGAAGCTAACGAGCAAATTACCCCTGAAAAGCTTGACATGCTGATTCAGCAGGAAGCTTCTAAGCAAGCTAAGAAGATGTCTAAGGTTATTTCTGACCAGCTCGTTGAACTTCGCTACCGTGACATCATGAAGAACGTGATTCACAGTGGTAACGTGTACGGTACGGGTATCCTTAAGGGTCCTCTTGTTGCTATTACTGAAAATAAGCAGTACTACAAACACATTGATGAAAATAGCGGTGAACGTTGGCTGCTTAAAGACTACAATAAGGTGATTCCCTTTGCTGAATATGTCAGCATCTGGGATATTTACCCTGACATGGAAGCTACGAACTTCCATGACTGTCGCTACATTGTGCAGCGTCGTAAGATGAACAAGCACGACCTACTTGCTCTTGCTAAACGTAGTGACTTCTCTAGTGATGTCATTCGTAAATATGTAGTCAACCATCCTGAAGGTTGTTACGACAAGAAAGATTACGAAGTTCAGCTTCAGACTATGGGCGATGTCATTGCAGACAGTGATGGTTTCGAAGCTAAGAGTCGTAAGTACGAGCTTCTTGAGTTCTGGGGTTACGTTGATGCTAAGCTCCTTGAGTCTTGGGGCATTGTGATTCCTGAAAACAAGAAGGGTATGGTTGACATCCCGGCTAATGTTTGGGTTCTTGGTGACAAAGTTATCAAGGCCATCCTTCATCCTCTCGATGGTATTCGTTGGCCCTATTACGTTTACTACTATGACAAGGATGAGACTTCTATCTTTGGTGAAGGTATCCCTTCCATCATGAAGGACATGCAGGAACTGACTAACAGTGCTTTCCGTGCTATGCTGGATAACGCTGCTATCAGTGCTGGTCCTCAGATTGAAGTGAACGAAGACCTTCTGTCTGAAGATGAAGACCCTCGGGAAATCTATCCTTTCAAGGTTTGGTTGCGTACCGGGCAAGGTGCTGACGCTGCGAATCCTTGTATTCGTCAGCTTCAGTATCCTTCGTTTACTACTGAATTTGAACGCATGCTGAACATGTTCGCGAGTTACAGTGATGAAATCACCACTATTCCTCGGTACATGTGGGGTGATACTTCTAACGGAGTGGGTAGAACTTCTAGTGGTCTTTCTATGCTGATGGGCAGTGCTAACATGGCTATCAAAGACCAAGTGAAGAACTTCGATGATGGCATCACTACTCCGTTTATTACAGCTATGTATCACTGGAACATGCAGTTCAATGCGGATGAAGATATTAAAGGTGACTATGCTGTCGTTGCCCGTGGCAGTGCTTCTCTGATTGCTAAGGAAATGTACACTCAGTATCTGATTCAGTTCCTTAACATCACGAACAATCCTATGGATGCTAATATCATTAAGCGTCCTGAAATTATTCGAAACATTGCTGACGCCTTTGACCTCAAGAGCGAGACGTTCGTTATGTCTGACAAAGAGATTCAGGCTCAGCAGCAGCAGCAGCAAGCCCAGCAGCAACAGCAGCAGGACTTCATGTACAACATTATCGAAGCTGCTCGTGAGGAAGGTGTCTCTCCTGAATCCCTTATTAACTCCTTGCGTCAGCTTCAGCAGCAGCAGCAGGCTACCTTGCAGATGCAAGCTCAAGCTCAAGCTCAGCAGATGGCTATGATGCCTCAGGGTGGGTAGTGTATGAACGCTGCTAAAGCTAAACAAATAGAAAAGTCGCTCAAAGCAACTGTAGACAGTAACCTTCAGAAGAATCTGTGTAAGTATCTTCGATATTACAGAAAGGTTTACTTCTACAAGTTGATTGAGCAAGCTAATCAAGATTACACTATAGAAGATAGAAACATTATAATTGGAGAACTCCGAGTCATTCAAAAGCTACTTGACGTTCTGGAACCGAAAGCGGGCATGTTCGTCTTTGACGGAGAGCACATTGACCTCGACGAACAAGACTAACATATCCCCCGTACATTCGAAAAGAACAGCTTAGGACTTGGCCTAGTGTCCCCTAAGGAAAAGAAACATATGTCTGAATTGACGAATATTATTTCTGATGTTATGAACTCATCGCCGGATGAACAGTTGGATAAAGCCTTCAAGGATATTGAGAAGCAGTACGCGGAAACTGGTTCGTACACCCTTCCGACGGATCCCAGTACTCCCAAAGAAGATACCTTTAGTAATGATAAGACTAATGACTCTGCCTCTGACAATGAGCAGAGTACCGGTGGTAATGATGAAGTAACAAACGATAACAACAGCCAGCTTGACGCTAATCAGGGTACTAACAATAACAGTCAGCCTGTTGGCCAGCAGACCCCTGACACGAATGTGTTTAACTCTGACAACAGTGTAAGCGTTGAGCAGCTTCAGGCTCAGTTGCGGGAAAAGGAGAACGAGATTAACCTTTGGGCTAGTCGAGCTTCTCAGATTGCCGCACAGTATCAGGAACTGAAAGCTCGTAGTACTGACTCTTCTGAGTCTGACACTACTAAGCACGAAGCTCCTGAAAATACGCACTCCGAACAGTCGAGTGAATCTGTTAAAGAGTTCTTTGAAATCTATCCTGACATCGCAGAAGCGGTGAATCAGATGATTGAAGAGCGCTCTAAGCGGACTGCTCAGAAGTTCGAAAATGTTCTGAACGAACGAGTCATTCCGATTCAGCAGCACATCCAGCAGTCGGCTGCTCAGCAGTTTACTAACAAGATTCTTGCTGCTCATCCAGATGCCGCTCAGCTCGTGCAGAGTAAACAGTTGCGTAATTGGGTAGATACCCTTGACCCTCTGATGCGTGCTGGTGCTCACACCATCATGCAGTACGGTAACGCTGACGAAGTGATTAACCTCATTAGTCAGTACAAGATGGCGCAGGGTAACCCTAGCTCCTCCGTGAGTTCTTCTTCTTTTACTCCCACTACTAACGGTCGTTCCAATTCTAATAACGTGCAGGTGCGAGAAGATGAAATTGCTCGCAAGGTCTTTGCCATGCTGAACACTCCGTCTAACTCGCAGGAACCTTTGATTGTTCGTCAGACTGAAGTGCCTTTGTACAAGTCTGAAGAAGAGGCTTTCGAAGCTCTGGCACGTGACTACGAAAAGAATCTCCGTGAACGTCGTTAGTTGTTTGCAAAAAAAAAACTAAAAATCTTACATCATTCACAAAAAGGAAATAACTACAATGGCTAGTACTGTTAATACCTCTAAGGGTGCTGTGACTGATAAGGGTCAGTCCACTGGTGGCAGTCTTTCCACCATGCTTAATGCTTATGCGATTTACCAGTTCCTCACTCGTGCGCTGCCCTATCTGGTGTTCGAGAAGTTCGGTCAGGCTTACCCCCTGCCGGAGAAGAGCACGAAGGTCGCTAAGTTCCGTCGTTACGAAGCTCTGGATGCTACTCCTGCGAAGCTGACGGAAGGTGTCACGCCTGACTCTCAGGCTCTGACCACCACCGACATCAGCGCTACTCTGGACCAGTATGGTTCTCTGGTGACGCTGACCGACGTGCTGCTGGACACCAACGACTCTCGTGTGCTGGAAAACGCTGCTGCTGTCGTGGGTGAGCAGGCTGCTGAAATGATTGAACGTATGCGTATGGGTGTGCTGCTGGGCGGTTCTAACGTGGAATACGCTAATGGCGCTGCTCGTGGCGCTGTGAACACGCCTCTCACTCTGGCCCTCCAGCGTCGCATTGTGCGTAAGCTGAAGAACCAGAAGGCTCGTTACATCAACAGCATCATTCGTTCTACTCCTTCCTATAACACTGAAAACGTGGCTCCCGGCTTTGTGGCTGTGTGCCATCCTGACTGCGAATCCGACATTCGGGACATGCCGCATTTTCAGGATGTGAAGGACTACGGTTCTGTGCCTGCTATGGAAAACGAAATCGGTGCTGTCGAGTGCGTGCGCTATCTGTTCACCACTCTGATGGAACCTTGGAAGAACGCTGGTGGTGATAAGGGTACTGGTGCCGCGGAAATGGTGTCTACTGCCGGTACCAGGGCTGATGTGTATCCCGTTCTGTTCATCGCTAAGGATGCTTACGGTCTGATTCCCTTCAAGGGTACCTCGGCTGTGACCCCCATCATTGTGAACCCTGCTCCTTCCGCTTCCGACCCGCTGGGTCAGCGTGGCCATGTGGGCTGGAAGGCTATGCAGACTGCTCTGATTCTGAATCAGGCTTGGATGGTTCGCGCTGAAGTGGCCGTCACCAAGAAGTAGTCCTCATAGACACTCTTCTTACAAGGGAGCTTCCACTTAAGGGAGCTCCCCTACTAAAGAAATTCCAACTTAGAAAGAAAGGTACATCTACTATGGCTGTTAAAAAGATTGACTACAAGAAGTTTTCTGACGCAGACCTCGCTGCTGAAATGCGAGAGCGTGGACAGATTGCCCCTCTGTCGCAGGATGGCCACATTCTTCGTGCTGAGTGCATTACCCGTCTGATGGAGCTCGATGACCTCGTTGCTAAGAATGACATCACTGAAAAGGTGCGTGTTATTTTCCATCGCAGTGGTAACCCCAGTGCTGGTCCCTACGTCTTTGCTTCTATCAATGACAAAAACTTTCAGGCTCCTTACGAAAAAGAGGTAGTGGTTCCCAAATACTTCCTGACTGAGTGCATTGACCGTGCTCGTACTGTTGTGTTCGAGCAGGTTCAGACTCCCGGTCAGAAGGGTTCCGGTCCTAAGTACATTGCTACTTATCCGTACACTATTCTGGGTCCTGCTATCGAAAGCAGCGAGTCTGAGATTGTTGCTGCCTAAAAGGATATATTCTCGTGAGAGTTAAAGATATTATTGAAAGAGTTCTTCTTCTGTACCACGATGAGAATTACTTGCGAATCAAGCAGCAGCAATACTTGCAACTGTTAGATGATGCTATCCTTCAGCTCATCCTCACTCGTCCTGACGCTCACGAGAAGCGAGATGTAATGAAGCTTTCTCCGGGTCCGCGTCAGCGTCTCCCGGAGGAAGCTTTCTCTTTGATAGATATCTATTCTAACAAGTTTAAGATTGCTGAGACTGATGAGTACTCAGATGGTAAACCTGTGTTTCAGGTAGCTCGTAAAGACTTGGACTACTTTAGCAACTGGTACGACAATATTGGAGAACACACTCAGATTGACGAGTTTGCTTTTGATGTTCGTTCTCCTAAACAGTTTTGGGTTAATCCCCCGGTAGCTGAGTCTGTTTCTATTTATGTTGAGATAGGTTATTCTTACAAGCATCCTCAGTACAGTCTTATGGTGAAAGATTATGAAGACATTCTCGAAATGGAATTGGAAATCTCTGATGAATTTCGGAATGCTATCATCAACTATCTCCTGTATCTTCTGTACAGTACCGATAGCACTTCTCAGTTTGACCGTACCATTGCTGATAAGTACCTTAATAATTTTTATCAGTTGCTTGGGGTTGACGGTAAGTCTGCTCTTGAAACCTATCCTCACATTGTTGAAAAGACTACTCAAGGCTTAAACCTTCACGGAGCTAACGTTGCTCCCACGGGGGCGTAGCCATGAGTTACATTAACGCAACAATTGGTAAAGCAGTCATTGGTGAAACTGCTTGGAACGGTGGAGAAAGTCTAGTAGTTCCTCATAAGTACAGACAGAATCTCTACTACCCAGCGCGAAATAAAGATGCAGTAAATTTCTTCTGCATCAATCAGCAACCTATCTGCTTTGCTAAACTCATCACTACACTCGACGGGATTAAGTACTCCAGCCTTTCTGGCTACATGCTGAACAAAGAACTTGTAGATTTCGTACTTGGTTGGTACGACCGTGTGCGTTATGAATCGACTAGTAACTTTGAATCTCGAACGATAGGTGCAGATACGACTATGGTTACTTGGGATAAATTTCATGAATACGTGCTGCCTAGCGTGCAGGGTTGTCCTGTGTCTATGGTGAACAGTGCCATTCGTAGTGCTTGTATTGAGTTTTGTGAAAAGACTCTGCTGTGGAAACAGGACAGTATTACGAATGACCTGATTGAAGATTATGACTTGTACATCTTCGCTCCCCCGCCGGATGCTAAGGTAGTTATGCCTTACCGTATTTCTATTAACGGAAAGGAAGTACAACCTACTGATTTGCAAACTCTGGAGTCCTTCGCTCCTAATTGGAAAGACCTTAAAGAAGAGTTTCCGAAGTACTACTTTATGGTGAGTGACAACACCATTCGTCTTGTTGGTACTCCTACTAAGACGTACAAGGATGCTCTTACTGCTGACGTAGCTCTTAAACCTTCCCGTGAAGCTAAGCAGTGTCCTACGTTTATCTTTAACGACTGGGCTGAAACAATTGCTGCTGGTGCTCTTACTAGGTTGCACGCTATGAAGGATAAGGTCTGGGCTCTTCCTGAACTTGTTGGCCATTACACTAAAGCCTTTCGAGAAGGTATCTCTAGGGCACGTAGCAAGTCTGCTAAGTCTTGGCTGCAAGAATCTAAAACAATGCTCCCTGTTGGATTTTATAACGAAAAGAGGTATTACTAGTTATGGCTGGCTTTAGTGATTACACTGAAAATAAAGTTCTCGATTTGATTTTTAACGCTGGTTCCTTCGTCATTCCTGGTCTGTATCTGGGTCTGTTCAAGAGCGACGCTGGCCTTGAGACTAACCAGATTGCTAGTGCTAGTGAAGTGAAGGACAGTGCTTCTTCCTACGCTCGCATCGACATTAACACTCTGGGTGGCTTCAACAGTGCTTCTGCTGGTGCTGTGTCTAATGCTCAGGACATGGAGTTCCCCCTCGCGCAGGCTGACTGGGGTACCATTACCCACACTGCTATCATGGATGCTAAGACTGGTGGTAATGTTCTGGTTTGGGGTCCGCTGCTGAATCCTCGTACCATTTACAGTGGTGACAGTGTGAAGGTTCCGGCTGGTGCTCTCGTTGCTACTCTGTCCTAATCTGTAAGGATATTTGTTATGGTGGGTACCACTCTTTCTGACGCTTCCTCTTTGCTCGGTGGGTCCACTCTTGCGAGTGGTACCCCCACAAAGTTTAATCCTTCTCGAATCCAACCTCTTGCTGGTAAAGCCGTCAATGAACTTCCGGTCGTCTATCTTGACCTCTTTAAAAATGTTGAAGTGGTAATTAACGAGAAAGATTCTTACAAGTGTGACTTTATAGTTACTTACCAGCCTAAGATTGACTACGAAGCTGAAGCTAACCTTAATTTTTACGACATTTCCAAAGTTGTTCAATTCCTCTGTAGCATTGCTACTGAGTCTGCTTATAACTTTGATTTCGCAAAGATAATAGCTTATTTGAAGGCATATCTTGATAGTACCTCTAATCTTACTAACAACGGTACTTATCGTCGGTGTACTCTGTATGCTAACATGGACAGCATTAGCGACATTCCTGACTGGTTCTTAAATCTTCGAGAAGTCATCGCTAATACTATCAATTGTGAAAGTAGCATGCCTGAGGTTGATTACTGGATTCAAAGAGAAGGTAAGTTTATTATTCGTCTTCTTTCCTTGCTCATCGACAATGTACGAAAGAACATTGGCAGAATTGTTATCGAAGAAGACCCTTACATCTAAATTTTAAAGTGAGTAACAACATCTATGGCACAGATTAGATTTGCTAACAATGTGAGCACTCAGCTTATTAAGCCAGTAGCTGCTGATGACTCTACTATTGAAGTTCGCTCTCTTACTCAAGGTCTTGTTTGGCCTAACATTTCTGATACCGGTGACTACTTCCTTGTTGTCATTGACGACATTTCTTCTAGTACTTGGGAGATAATGAAGTGCACTAAGATACAGGTCAATGGTAATGAAACTGTTCTTACCGTTGAACGTGGACTGGAAGGTACTACTGCTACTACTTTTAACGCAGGTTCGGTAGTTGAGAACAGGCTGACTGCTAGTACTCTCGATATTTTTGGCGCTAGCTTCCCTGCTAAGGTTGAAATTAACCGAGGTGGCACGGGAGCTACTACTGCTGCGGATGCTCGTACTAATCTTGATGTACCTTCTAAAGCTGACCTTGTTTCCGAAGTAAATACTCGCACTTCTGAGATTGATCGTCTTGACCAGAAGATTACTGATAACATTCCTCCGGCTGCTACTACTTCTGTTCGTGGTACTGTAATCCTTAACAGTGCTGTTGACAGTGTAAGTGAAACCCTTGCTGCTACTCCTAAGGCAGTGAAGACTGCTTATGATGCTGCTATTTCTACAAAGTCTAGCATAGATACTGTAGATGCTAGAGTCACAAATGAAGTTGACACACTTACTGCTAATATAGAAGCTGTCCAAAGTTCTTGTGCACCTACCTCTCATGCATCATCTAGCACGACATACGGTCTCGCTACAGATGCCAACTACGGTCACGTTCGTTCTGACAACACAACGACAAACATCGTGGCTGGTGAAGTTGTCGTCAAGGACGTGGCTATCGATAATGATGTAACTGATTTAGCAAGTAGACGAGGGCAGATAGGAAAAGATTATCTTCTGCCCGACGGTGGTGATTTGAATGATTTACGGACACCTGGAAACTACGGCGTTCGAGGGGCTACATGGAGTAATGTCCCCGAAAAGACGCACGCTCGTGTCCAGGTTATAAATGGTTCTGTTCAAGCTACTGACTTTGCTGAAGGACTAACACAACTGTGGTGTACGGTTGGACTAGCATATACGCATTGGTTTTCTAGGTCTTTTGTTGGCGCTACAAAAACGTGGAGTGCCTGGGTTAGACTTGTTGATGCAACCAATCTCGCCACCTTCTCCACTCCCGGCGTCGTCAAGCCCGGTACTGGTACTTCCGTTGCTGGAGACGGCTCCCTTAATGTAGACACTGCTTCTACTTCTGCTGCGGGTATTGTTCAGCTCAGTAGCACTACAAGCAGTAAAAGTGAAGCTACTGCTGCTACTTCTAAGGCTGTTAAAGATGCTTATGATAAAGCTGTCGAAGCTGCAACGAACATTGCTAATGTAACGTCGGCTGTGGCGCAGATGCAGTCTAAAGTAGCAGCAGCAAAAGAGATAGCCTCTTCTGGCTATACTTCTTCTCAACACTGGGTGCGATATACTGACGGACGACAGATTATTTATTCAGATTGGCAGGGGAGTATATCAGGTACTGTTACTTTTATACAGCCATTTACTACTAATCCTGCCCTGATAGGCTTTGCTAATGAAAATATTCCAGCAAATACCGCGCTAAGAATGAAGTTCTCTGAGATAACAGGCACACATTTTAAGGTAAATGACTGGGCGTATGGCTCGGTTACTAAATCTGGTTGCTGGGTAGCGATGGGTACTTGGAAATAATTAGCACAGGCGGTAACTAACATGAGTTTTTATATTGGTCAAATATTTAAAGATACGTACACTCCAGAAGCCGCTACGTGGTGCAATGAAAATGGAGCATTCATTCAAAAGGTTTCTTCGGGTTATCAGATTATAGCTACTCCCGGCCCTACACCTAGCGAAGTTCGTACTAAAAAGCTCGCAGAACTCTCCTATAAGCACCACGAAGCTGAAGAAGGTGGTGTCCTCCAGTCTTCTCTTGGTTTCCCTGTAGATGTAAACACTCGTGCTAACCGAGACATCGCTGGCCTTATCTCTCAGATGGAGCTAACCAGCGTTACTAAGACTCAGTTCTGTGATGCTAACAACGCTTTCCACGAAGTTACTCTTGATAACCTCAAGGTTCTTCAGCTTGAACTGATTCAGTATGCTCAGTCTTTGTACGCTACTAAGTGGCAGCTTCGTGCTGCTATTGAAGCAGCTAAGTCTGTTGATGAACTCAATGCTATCGACATTAAGTTCGTAACTGACTTCACTCCCACCCCGGTTGTTCTCACTCCTGACACTTCCACGAGTGGTGCAGTTATTGATAAAAAGACTAGTGGTCCTGCTATCGCTAGAGCTCTTGAGTGGGATGGTGATACTCCCGACGCCCTCACTGCTGGTGCTCTGGATGGTCTTGCTAAGAGTGGTTACTCCACTAGTAACACTAATACAGCTACATTGGACATTAACCCTTCAGCTTACCAGCCGATGATGGCTCCCGGTATCTATGCTACTCTTAGTGATGATGTGTCTGTTACTAACAGATTCTACAATAATCCTAGGGCTGGTAAGATATTCTGTGATGAAGTTATCTTCCCCGGAGACCCCTTCCTTCGTCTTAATCCAATGACAAAAGGTCTAACTATTCAGGATGTCAGTACTGCTGATGATCTCAATGTTACTGATGGTACTCCTTTCGTAGTTGTTGCTCACATAGCTTTTGACCAGATTGCTAATGAAGACTTTGACATTGACGTTCGACTGTGGTCTCAGAAGCAGGGTTATCCTGAAGAGGATATTCTTACTGATGTAAACGGTCGTGTGATGGCTACAACTGTTAGTGTTAAAGCTGGTGAAAAAATTAAGGACATCGTTCTTCAGGGTATTGTGATGGCAAAGGAGATGCAGGACATTGGTATTGCCGTTCGACACAATGCTAAGAATGATGTGCTTCAGCTTGGTGGTCGAGTTCGTGGTGGTACCTGTCTTGTTGCTCAGGCTATTACTCCTAATAACCACACAGGTATTGCCCTTCAGACTTACGAACGTGACTTCAATAAGACCGTCTTGTTTGAAAAGAAGTACTTTAGAGAACTGGCTGCTCTTAAATACTGGCTCAATACCCCTCAACAGGAGACTACGATTACTGCTGGTGAAGGTATCGAAGAGTCTAGTGGTTGGGGTCTTAATAATATAACTCCCCTTAAAGTTGCCATTACTCCTGAAAGAGTTTTTTCTCTTGCCTCGACAGGTACCGACCTTGCAGATTACTTCGTAGGCTGGACAGCTAATACTCTTGATACTCAAGCCCTTCTTGGAAAGTCTGTCACTGTGTCATACTTTGGTAGCAACATTGACAGTGCCTACAACGTAGTGCTCCTTAAGTGGACTAAGAAGGGTACTCCCGCAGCTAGTCAGAAGATGGTGTCTCGGAACAATGACACTATCGTTTGGACAGATGGTTGGGAACTTGCGGATAGCTACTTCATCGCTGAGAATCCATCTGGTGATTACCAGAACTCCGTTACTACTTTCACAGTACCTGATGATGCTTACCAGTTTGCTATTGGTATTGTACCTGTCACGGCTCAGGCACCTTCTACCTTGAGGTTGAAGAATCTGTTTATCACTGTGAACAAACCTTTCTTCACTTTCGAAATGCTCAGTAATGACACGTACAAAGCTAGGATTACTAATCAGGCTACCTTTGCTCAGGACAGAGAAACCTTTGATGTTCTGCGATACACTATCAATGATAGCTTCTCTTCTATGCCCACGGGTAAGTTGGTCTCTGGTACTGCTGCTATCACAGTAGATAACACTAAGAATAACATCCCGGGCAGCGTCATTGCTAAAGACGGTGGTGTCTACGTTCTTGGTGCTGATATGAAAGTTACCATCAACGTGAAAGCACTCCTTGCTAATGAAAAGAATACTGATTCTATTGTTGACTTCAGTGTCTTTACTTTCGACAAGGATGGTAAGGGGCAAGAGATTCCGAACTGTACTTTGAGGTTCAAGGCTCTTGCTAATACACAGCCTACTCTGGTTAGTGGAACCTTCCCTGCTTTCTCTGGTGCTAAAGATTCTACTTTTGCTATCATGATGAAGAGTGATAAGACAGACGGTGCTTACTTGCAGACCGTTAGTGCACAACCTCTTCTTTCTCTGAAGATGGTCACTGCGTAAAGGTGACACTTTATTGTGCATCACTTAAACAAATTCTAATCGCGATAGACCAACTGTTTAAAATACTCTCTTTTTCGGATGGGCTGATGAAACTCTTTCCTCCAAGTGCTACAGACTTAAACTAGATGGAGTTCGTAGCTGGCCCTGTAACTTGGTGGACACTCTGTTCTTCTGGGACAGAAGTAAAACTACAGGTAAGAAACACTGTGAGCTTTCCTACCTTAGTGAAATAGAACGAAACCAGTTACCTCCTGAGATGAGAGTACAATAAAACAAAACCAGAGGTAACCTTTCGGTTGCCTCTGGTTTACATAAGGATATTTAAATATGGCACGAGTTCTGTACGAAAACAACTGCGTTTCTACTCTTGCTAAAGCCATCACTGCTAGTGACACGCACATGGCCATCTCGGATGTGGACGGTAACTGGCCTGAGATTACTGCGGCTTCTCCGAACTTCTTCTTTGTTACTTTGGTGAATCCTAATACCAATGAGATGGAGATTGTTAAGGTTACTCGTTGTAATCCCAGAACAGGTCTCATGACTATTGAACGGGCACAGGATGGTACTTCTGCTAGTTCTTTCCCCACCTCTTCGAAAGTTGAGATGAGAATTACTAAGGCTTTCTTTGATGCATACCTTGGTGCTGCTGCTTTCGTTCCGTTCTTTGCTTTCCGTCTGGAGCATCCCGCTGCGCTTCCTGCTGGGTGGATTCACTGTGACGGTAGTGCACACGAAAAGACTTCGAAAGCTGGTGAAGCTCTGATGTCTCTGCCCACATATACTAAGAATCAGTGGAAGATGGTAGAAACTCCTACGACTATCACATCTCCTAACTTCTACAATACTACCACTGGTAAGCCTTACTTCGCTGTTCCGGGTCGAGAGTCTGGTGTTAAGACTTCCGAAGAGATTAAGGTTACTGTGAAAGTTCCTAAAGATGGTGCAACCAAGGAAGAAGAACTGGTAGTGTACACTCTTAATACTGTGCAGATGACCCCTGCTCTGTTTGTTGGAGTTTAATCATTATGCTTAGTAGAATTGAATTTGCTAATAACGCGAGCACTCGTATCGCTCAGGACCTCCAGATTGCTGACAAAACAATTACGGTAGCAAGCGGAGAGACTTCGTTCTTCCCTGAGCTTCCCCATTCTGATTCATACTTTATGCTGACGCTTATTGATGACAACGGTAACTTTGAAATTGTTAAGTGCACAGCTAAGTCAGCTACCACCTTTACTGTTGAACGAGCCAAGGAAGGGACTACCGCTAAGTTCTTTAAGCAGGGTACCACCATTGAAAATCGACTGACTGCGGGCAGTATCACTCAGGTGTTCCAGCAATCTGTTGGAACTGCCACAGCACATGGTATCTTCCGAATTGCTTCTACTGATGAAATTCGTAACGGTGTTACTCAGCCCACCACCCCAGCTGCGTGTACTCCTGAAAATCTTAAACCAGTCCTTAGTGAAATTCAAGTTAATGCTTTCATCAAAGGTGGTATCGTAGCCTTTTCCGGTGAGTTCGATGGTGTCAATCCTATTCCTACTGGTGGTACTGTCGGTGATAAGAACTGGCGTATCTGTGACGGAGGTGCTGGTACTCCTGACCTTCGTAACCGATTTATCATGGGTTGTAATACCACTGCTGACATAAATAAAAAGGGTGGTAGTAACACTATGACTGGTACTACGGGTCCCTGTACTCTTACCATTGCCCAGATGCCTAGTCATACACACACCTTTACCATAGGTACCTATGGTAGTACGTCTGAATCTACAGGTGGTACCCAGTGGGTGCAAAGTACTAACGCTACAGGTGGTAGTACTTCTCACACACACCCTCTCTCTACTTCTGTAGATAATCGTCCTGCCTATTACACACTGGCATATATTATTAAAATTAAGTAGGTAACACTATGGCTGATATGAATGACACTCTAGTTTTTATTCCCGCAGATAGCTTGATTATCTACAACGATAAACGTCTTACTTCCCCTAAGTTTACAAGTACTTCTTCTTCTGAGGGTACCATCCGAGCGCTGCACTGGTCTGCTACTGATAAACATGTAGAGTTCGAAACTTCCTACAGAGAGCTCACTGACAAAGACTTTAATGTTTTTGTAATGCCCTACATGCTTCTGTTTAAAGAAGTTGAAGAAGATGCTCGTAAGCAAGAAGTTGCTCAACAGAATGACCCCACCTTCTGTGCTCAGCAGATTCGTGAAAAGAGGGACTACCTTATTTCTCAGACAGACTTTATGTTGATGCAGGATTACCCCCTGTCTACTGAAGATAAGAGAAACGTGGAAGTTTACCGACAGGCTCTTCGAGATATTACCAAAGACCCTTCCTTTCCGTGGACTGGCACTCCTGTAGAAAGTATTCCTTGGCCTAAGAATCCTCTTGCTAAATAAGGTACATTGATATGGAAATTAAATTCGCGAATAATGCAAGCACGGTTCTTGCTAATGCCATCGAAGAAGCTACCACTACTTTGATTGTAGCTACAGATGCCGGTCAGCTCTTCCCCGTGCTTAGTCTCCCTACCGATTACTTCAAGATTACTGTCGTCAATCCCGGGGATGGTACTTGGGAAATTATGAAGGTTACTAAGGTAGCCGGTGACGAGTTTACTGTTGTTCGTGCTCAGGAAGGTACAAAAGCTCTTTCCTTTCCGCAGAATGCTGTAGTTGAAAATCGCCTTACTGCTGAAAGTATTCAGGCAATCCTCAATGACGTTAGCGCTTCCCCTACTGAAGCTGGCCGCATTCGAGTAGCTACTGAGTCTGAGGTGGAAGATGGTGTTATTACTGACGCTTGCCTCACACCTGCTAACTGTGATTTCCTGAAAGTCTTTCCCGGTGTGATTACTGCTTTCTCTGGTGTATTTGACAGTGGTGGTTTCCCCATTGATAGCAACACCGGTAAAGCTCGAAAGGATTGGCACAAGTGTGATGGTACCAACAACACTCCCAATCTTCAGGACAGGTTCATTGTGTGTGCTGGTAGCAAGTATCCTGTGGCTACTACAGGTGGTAGTACTTCTTATACATTTACTATGGAAGTTCTTGAACATCGGCTCACCATTGACGAGATGCCGGAGCACACTCACAAGCACAAGACTGCAAATAATGAAGACGGTTGGGGTGCCCTGACTTCTGGTTGGGATGCAGGTGTCATAGACGAGGTGATGTCTGCGGGCGGTAATAAGCCTCATAAGCACGACCACAAGTTTACCTATCCTGATGTTATCGAACCTCCGTACTACGCTCTTGCGTACATCATGAAGATTAAGTAAAGGTTTCCTATGAAATACTCTTTGTCAAACTATCTAGGAATGTTTCCTCGCTTTCAGCCCTATCTGATTGATAACATGGCTGCTCAGCTCATTGTTGATGGAAACATCATCAGTGGTGGCTTGGAAGCATTTCGACAGGATACTATTGAACATGAAATAGATAAACTGTACGCAGACATGTACAGGTATCTACGTACTGACGGCACGAAGCAGTGGCTTGTGTTTGACAAAGATGTTGACCTAGCTCGCAGTGCTGTCATTGACGATGCTACTAATCAGGTGTACATCACTGGTCTTGGAGACCTTCGTACCTTTGACAGTCATCTTCTTAAGAAGACTGACAAGACTATTACGAAGGATAACTCCTACAAGGCGGGTATCTCTAAACCTGAAGCTCCCACTCTGGAACAAGTGGAGGGTACAGGTGCTGCCAAGGAAACCAGAGCTTATCTCATTGCCCACGCTAGGCACTGGACTTCTGGTAAGATAGACCTTGGCCCTTGTTCTGATGCAGCTAGAACCATTGATGGTGTCACCTACGTTGAAGTAGATGAAACTCACGTAGCTAAGCTTTCAAACATTAGGCCTAGCACTGTTGCTGATGAACATGCTGACTGGATTTACATTTACAGAGCTAGCACAACTTCTTCAGGAGAAGGTCAGTGGCGTTATGTCACTAGCTTCAACAGTAAGGGTGGAGTTATGCCTCCCGGTGTAGAGCACAACACTGGAAACAATACCTATTCCTTTAAGGATGAGTTCAAAGAAGAAGACTTAGGAGAAGTTCCTTCTAACATTAGCTGGACTTGTCCTAGCAATCTTGAAGGTCTTATCTCTGTAGGCAACGGTGTCTTTGCTGCGTTTAAGGGCAATACAGTTTATCTTTCGGTACCGTACCAAGGACATGCTTTCCCTTCCGAATATGCTATCCCTCTTGATTACAACGTTGTTGGTCTGGGTAGCTTCGGTAACACTCTCGTCATTTGTACACAGAGTAATACGTACCTTGTCGTTGTTAATGACCCTGGTGCTTCTATCCTTCGTCCTATTCAAGAGGCACATGCTTGCGTAAGTAAGCACAGCATTGTCAGTATGGCTGACAGTGTTATCTACGCTACGAAGTACGGTCTCATTCGAGTGACGCAGGATGGCGCTACTCGAATAACCTATCCGATTATTTCTGACAGAGCTTGGGCTGACTACAATCCTGAAACTATCAAAGCTGCTTCCTATCAAGGTAAGTACCTGATGTTCTTCGACAGTGACACTGTTGAGTACAATGGAGCAGTAATTGACTTTCAGGAAATTAAGACTGGTGTACTAGGTCTTTCCCAGAAAGTCTCGTGTGTTTGGCAGGACGATTCCTCTTCACAGGTATTTATCCAGTATATCAGTCCTGTCCTGATGCAACCACGTATCTTTGCTTTTGGTGAAAGTAACTCTGTTAAGCGAGTGTACAAGTGGCGCAGTAAGAAGTTCATCAACGCAGAAGGTCTGTTTACTCTTGCTGCGGGTAAGGTGAACTTCTATGATGATAGCTTCCGGTTAAAGCCTTACGACTTTGAATATAACAAAGTATCTAATGCTTTTAATATGCCACAGGTAAATGTCTTTTCTATTAACGGAGACGCTAGTACGAATAGCTACTGGCTTTCTAACCTAGGCAAGCATTGGTGCAAGCTGGACTTCTACGTTGATGACCGTATTCGTAAGACTGTGTACGTGTTCAACAACTTCCCCTTCCGCCTGCCTGCCGGTTTCCGTGGTGACTCCTTCTATGTAGACATTACTAGTACCATTCCCATCTCCCGTGTGCAGCTAGCTTCTAGCATCGGGGAACTTGAATAAGGTGTGTAAATATTATGGCTAACAAGATTACAATTAAACTTCCTGACATTCCTCGAAACGTTTCGGCTGAACTGTACAACTACTTTGCTCAGCTTCATCAGAACCTCAAGACTTTCGAGACTGCCATTAATGCTCAGCTTGAAAAAGAAGGTAAATAAATATGTTCGGAACTATGATGTCTGGTGTAGGCTCCATTGCTGGTGGCCTTCTTTCTGGTGCAGGTGGTCTTTTTGGTGGAAGTAAGGGTCAATCTGGTGTTCAGAAACTTGCTAAGAGCCTTGCGTACAATCAGCTTGGTCTGATGAATGATGCTGTTCTTAAGTACAAAGGTCTTTATAACGACTACTACTGGCCGATTGAAGAGTTTATCGCTGGTAACTACTACGATGATATTAAAGCTGCTCGGCCTTATCAGGTCAACATGCGAGACTATCAGCTCAATCGTGGTAATGAACTGATTGACCTTGCTGAAGATACGAACCCCATCCTTGATGAAGACCGTAAGTCTCTGATTCGTAGACTCACTGAAGGTGAGGACGTTCTTGCTAACAGGTATCGGTCTCAGGTTAGTGCTGACATTACTAGTGCTTTTAACAATCAACGCAATCAGGACTACCGAAACATGGCCAGTATGGGTGTGAATCCTAACAGTGGTGCTTGGGCTAACTACGGTACCACTATGGGTCAGAATGAAGCTCTTGCTCAGGCTACTGGACGAACCAGTGCTACGCGACAGGCAGAAGACACTTCCCTCCAGCGTCAGGCTGCTGCTCAGAATTACTACACTAATCCCTCGATGCTGTACAATGCTGGTACTATCACTCCCGGCATGAGCATTGGTTCTCTGACTGGTAGTGCTTCCCAGAATGCTTCTGTTGGCTTAAGTGGTCAGAATAACAATGGCAACCTGTGGAGCTCCCTTGGAAGTGCTATTGGTGGTATAACTCAAGGCATTGGTAACATTGGCGGAGCCCTTGGCTGGGGTAAAAACTGGGGCAAAAGCTAGTAGGTGATTGTTATGATAAATTGGAATGAAGTTGGTTATCCGGGTACGTCTGTCTTCGACGGTATGAGCGCTGCTGCTAATTGGAACAGTCGAGCTCTTGCTAATGTTGATGCTGTAAATAAACTTCGTGAGTGGAGTCTTAATAGCGACCTGCGAGACATTACTCGTGCCTATCAAGAAGACGAAGCTGCTACTGCTCTCGCTCTTGGTAAGAGTGCTAACGAAGACCTCCGTACTCTTGATAAGTTCCGTAAGGGTCTGTACAATAGTAACACTGGCTACCTTGATGCGATTAACGCTATAAATCCTCTTGATGGCACTGCTGTTCGTAGACTTTCGAAGGATGGCAAGAACATTGAAACTGTCCGAATGGACGGTACTGTTCTCGGTACTACTCCTAACCGTACTGGTAAAGATGCTGAGAATGCTCTGCTCTTTAACTATGGCCTTGGCCTCAACCATGCCAAAGCTAACTGGATGAATCGAGAAGCTGCTCGTCAGAATATCGAACTTGCTCTTGCTCAGGCACAGAATAAGGATGCTACTCGTACAGAAGAACTGATGATGCGCCTAATGCTTGGTATGGGTGCCGGAGGTGGCCGAGGTGGCCGAGGTAGCCGAGGTGGTCGAGGTGGAGCTGGTAATGGCTCTGAAGGTTTTGACCCGATGGATGCTATTCGTATTGAACAGCTTCAGAGCAATGCTGCTGCTAGGCTGGCAGGTATTATTCCGAATGCAGACGGTAAGTATGACCTTAGTATGGCAACTCCTGAACAGCAGGCGCAGTACTGGCGAGCTCTATCTGGTTTGAAACAAAGATTTCAGGGTAATGTCTACGGTCTTAATATGGACCCGTATCTAGCACTGGATGTTTCTGCTGCGGGTCTTCAGCAAGAGTGGGCTAGAGCTGCTGCCGAAACGGCTGCTGCTGCAAAGGGTGCACCCTCTATCCTCGGCAGAACTGCTGCTGGTGTTGAGCAAAATAGACAGAACAGAAATAATGCTGCTAGCGCAGCTAGCCCGTGGATGTATTACTAGAATAAGGATTATAAACTATGGCTAGTTCCTTTACTGAATATTTGACTAATAGTTACGACCCCACTTCAGCAATGATAGGGACTTGGCTTGAGCAGCAGGCTGTTGACCGTGCACTTACTCGTGCTGAGATGGAGAAACTTTATCAGCAGAGACTTGCCGCCCAAGCTGCTCAAGAGGCTAAATCTAATCCTTATCTTGACTACCTTAAAGCACAGGCTGCTGCTGGTACTACTCCCGGTGTAGGTATGGCTCCTATATACGGAAGTACTCACGCTCCTGCTGAGGCTCCCGGTGTGTGGGACCAGTTCATCAATCGTGCTGTCCCTCAGTCGCTTGCTGGTCTTGCTGGTGGTGTTGGTCTGCTGGGTGACCTTATTGGTGCTGATTCTGTTCGAGACTGGGGTATTGAAACTTCTCAGTACCTTGGTAACATTGCTGCCCAGACTCCTCGAACTGTAGCTAGTCTTGAGGATGTACTTTCTGGTAAGGGAGACTTCTCCACTTGGTTACAGGAAAGTGCCATTGACCTTGCTCCTGACCTGATAGGCACCATCGCTACTGGTGGTGCTGGTGGTCTTGCTGCTAGAGGTGGAGCTGCTCTTGCTGCTAGGGTTGCTGGAAAGGAATTGGCTGAAGAAACCGCCAAGAAAGCTCTACAGCGTGGTGCTCTTGCTGGTGCCTATGGCTACGGAGTTGGAGCTGAAGGTGGTCAGGCTTACCTTACTGACGTAGAACGTCATGGTGTCGAAGGTACCTCTCCTTGGATGGACCTCACCACGGGTGCTGCTGCTAGTGCCCTTGACCTTGCAGGTCCTGCTGGTGGTCTTGTCCTTAAAGCTCTTGGTCGTCCTGTCTCCAAGGCTGCAAGTGAAAAACTTCTTAAGACTCTTGCCTCTGAAAATACTAGGACTGCTATCCTTAAAGGTCTGGGCAAGGGTGCTCTTGCTGAAGGTGGTACTGAGTCCCTTCAGGAACTTACCCACATTATCAACGAACAGCTCCAGAGTCCTGAGCTTGAGTTTACTCCTCAGGATACCATGCGCTTGATTGAGTCTGGTGTTCTTGGCGGTATTTTCGGTGCACCTATTGGAGCCGTCTCTAGATACCGTGCTAAGCAACAGGCTCCTGCTCAGCTCGAAGCTCTTCTTGCCAATCAGTCTACTGGAGACACTTCTGATGTCTCTGCTTCTCAGATTGCTGCTCAGGATTATCTTGCTAATCTTCCTTCTAGTCCTGCTCCCTTTGACAGCACTGTAGATTCTTTCTACAATCAAACTCCTTCTGTGTCTAGTCCTATTGGGGAATACTTTGCACAGAATTTTGATAAGCTCGATAACTTCTACAGTGACTTCGAGCAGAAGATGAAGACTCCTACTGAGGCTACTGCTGAAGCTGCCACTAGATTGCGTACCTCTATGCGAGAGGCTGCTACGCAGGTTCAGCACAAGCTTAGCGAAGAAAGCACCAGACTGAACGCAGAAGCAGAATCTCTTACAAAGCAGCTTGCTAAACTGTCTAGCAGACCTCCTCGTAATGTTACTCCTGAACAACAGCGTGCGTTGATTGCTGACCTTAACAAGCAGCTTGTTGCTAACAGGGCTGCTCAAGTCCGACTTCAGGAGGGTGCTAAAGAACGAGTGAGTTCTATTCAGCAGACCCTTGCTAAGGAAGAAAAGAAACTGGCTAACAAGCTGATGAACGACACCATTATCACTGACCAGTCTGGTCTGGCCCGTGACCCCTTCGGTGCCTCTCAGCTTATCCAGATTCGTGGTGGAGCTAAAGCTCTGTTCGATAAGCAGGCTTCTGCCGTGCGGGAGCGTCTCAATAAAGTTTCTGCTCAACTTAACCTTGCCGAGCGTAGAAGTAAAAGCTCTCAGGCTACTCGTAGCACTGCACTTGCTAAGTTGCTTGATGACCAGATTACTGCTGGTAAGAAGGAACGTAATGAGCTTATCAAGCGTCTTCAGAAGATGAACGGTGCATTGGCACGTATCGAAGCGGGCACTAACAATCTTGCTACTACTCAGTACACTACTGACCAAGCTTACATAGACTTGCAGGACATCTACAACGGTGGTGTCACTGATACACCTACTCGTTCTGAAAAAGTTCTGTACGACACTCTGCGTAAAAGTCTTGATAGTGCTGAAAAGAAAAGACGTACTGAAGAACTGAAAGCTCGTACTGCTGCTCGTAGGGCTAAGCGTCCTACCTTAGAGTTCGACAAGACTCCTGATACCTTCTACGACCGAGAAGCTTCTGTAATTCCCAGTGCTACTCCTTTCGAAACTTCTGTTGATAGCTTCCTTTCTGATGCACCTTCTGTACAAGCTAATAACGTTCCTCAGTTAGCGCTTACTGAAGGTCAAGCTAGCCTTCCTGCTGTGTCTGAAGCTATCCCGATGGGTACTACTGACACTGGTGCTGGTACTATTTCTCTTGGTGCGAAGGGTGAAGCTACCCCTGTGGGTCCCGGTCGTGAACAGCTTATGCTTCCCGAAGGTGCACAGGATTTTGACAGAACTCCTGACAACTTCTATAGAACCACTCCTGAAGTCAAAGGCTTTGTTGAAAGTAATCCTAGCATCAAGAGTCCTATGATTTCTAGGTTCCCTGAAGCTGTGGACGCTTTCTACAACTACACGCCTGACATTGTGGAAGGCACGTGGTTGATGACGGATACCACTACTAGACCTACGAAAGCTAAGTCTCCTAAAGAATCTGCTAAGCTTACTCCTAAAGACAAGAGCAATCTTGATGTGACTAGAGCAATAGCTGATGAGGACTATAAGCAGGCTGTTGAAGATGTCCGACACGCTGCTATTAGACTAGAATCTACTAGTAAGCATGTTAATAAAAAGTCTTGGACTAAGAAACTTAATGACGGTCTTGTTAAAGCGAAGCAGGCTCTCAATAAGCTTCTTAATCTGAACATTGAACAGCTTCGTACTAATGCTGACACCTCTAGCAAAAAGCTAGTGACCCAAGGTATTACACCGTCCCTTGAGATGCTTCCCCTGCTGTCTCATAACATCACTATTGTTGACAGTGTAGATGTTCCCGAAGCTGCTGGCAGAACTGGTTACATTACTCGTGATCAGAAGATTCACCTTGTTGCAGATAACATTGTTGCTGAAGCTAAGCAGCGTAAGAAGTCTGTCAAAGAAATAGCTACTCGTACTCTTGTTCACGAAGGTCTTGCACACTACGGTCTTCGTGCCATCATGAGTCCTGCTGACCTCGGTAACTTCCTGCACGACTTCAGAAGGAAGTTCGAGAATACCCCTACTTGGAAAAGAACTGCTGCTTCTATTCCTGAATTTGATCAGCTCAATAAAAGGCAGCAGGCTGAAGAAGTCTTTGCTAGGCTTTCCGAACGGTACAAGATTAACAATCTTCTTGAGTCCCGCAATCTGGCTAAGGGTTATCTGAACAGTTTCATTAAGAAACTTGACAGCAGACTTGGACTGACTGACCTGACTCTTGATGATGTCAAGTCACTTCTTACTGTTGCTGCTGACAGATTGTCTGTGGAATCTGCTGGTTCTGGTGCTGTTGACATTGGAGCACACTACAGAACCATTCCTCAAACAGGCCTCGCCCGTTCTCTTGACCCCAACCTTGAATCTATGACTCGTGTTGAACGTGCTGAGGCTGAGGCGGCTCAGCGATTCCCTTTTTCTAACAGAGTTCAAGAGGCGATAGCTAACAGAGAAAACACTGTCGAATACCTTCGAGAAGGTTTGATTGATAGCTTCCGTCCTGTTGAACGAATGATTCAAGCTGTTAAGAACTTAGGAAAGAAAGCTGATAACAAAGCTCGTGTCACTTGGGACACTAACGTCTACAAGCTCAGCCAGCACCTCTCTAGTCAGCAAGCTCTCGCACTTCAACAGTACAAGACCAACTTTGTTGACCCCCTTGTCGACTTCATTAGCGACACAGCCCTTCCGGGGGAAGACTACAGAGTAACCTTTGCTCGTGTGTCTGACTACGTTGAAGCTGTTGCTGCTTATGAACGTAACGACTTCGGAGCTAAGAAAGGTCTTGACTTCCCCCTCGTTCCGGGTAAGAAGGGTACATCTCTTCAGGAAAGTCAGAACTACTTCCGCAGTATTGTCAACAAGTACAGCTCTGAGTCCATGAACAAAGTAATGGACCAACTCCAGAAGATTAACAATGAACGTCTTCGTCTTCTTGAAGAAAAGAAGATTATCCCGAAGGAAGTCATTGATAACTGGAAAGCTGCGTACAAGTACTACATGCCCTTCAAGAGTTGGGAGAATGTGGTACAGGAACTTGACCCCGCTTGGTACAACAGCAGCACTCGTCGTTCCTTGTCTACTCCTAACGTTCAGAAGAAGATAATGAAACGAGCTACGGGTCGTGAAGGTGAAGCTCAGAATCCTATTCTGCACTCCATCCTTCAGCTCTACGATGTGAGTAATCTCTCTCGTACTGTTGACATCGGTCGTTCCCTTCTGAGACTTGTGCGTAACAATCCTGACGCTACCAGCATCTTCGAAATGGTAGAGTACAGAGACAAGAGTGACAAGGACTGGGGCAAGCCTAGACTCACTACTGACCCTGAAACGGGAGAGCAAGTTTACGTTGTCGACCACGGTGCTATGAAACGTGTAGTCAACAAACAGACTGGTGACATCTCTCTTGTGCCTACTAAGCACACTGCCGAAGGTGAAATGAAAAACACTGTGGCAGTTATTGATGAGGATGGCACGGTGCAGAGGGTGTTGCTTCACGCAAGTGGTGTGGCTAAGGCTCTTCGAGCTGAGAACATTGCTAGAGCTTCTGGTGTTGTTCGAGCTATCGGTGCTATCCAGCACGAGCTTGGGAAGTACATGACTTCTCGAAATCCTCTGTTCTGGATTACCAACCCCATTCGAGACACCGTGTCTGCTGCTATTAACATCAGTGCACTGAGTCAGGAACTCGAAGCCCTTGGCATTCCTAACTCCAAGGAAATCTCTCAGTCCATTCTGGTCAACGGTCTTGGTAAGGCACTTACTAAGAACAGTGTTCGTAACGCTCTTATGTACTTCCGTAAGTACGGCACCTTCGATGATGTCAAAGGAGCTAAGTCTGGTCTCAGCGATGAGATGAAGATGTTCATGAGTGATTACGAACAGTACTTGAACTATGGCGGACAGACTGAATACTTTGGAACGAACACTTACGAGACGTTAAGGAAAGACATCTTGTCTGCACTGAAAGACAAGAACCCCAAGACGTTCCTTGAAAAGCAGCGTAGTAACGTCAATAAGATGATGGAGTACATGGACGAGGTGAGTAACTCTCTTGAGAACATGACTCGTTACATTGCTTTCAAAGAAATCGTAGACCGCCTCAAGCCCTACGCTGAAGCTGGTAAGACTGCTGACGGTAGACCTTTCAGCTACGAAGAAATGTACAGCCGAGCTGCTAACATTGCTCTCAACCTTACCGTGAACTTCTCTCGAAAAGGTAGCTGGGCTCCTATCTTCAACTCTCTGTACATGTTCGCTAGTGCCAGCATTGGTGGTAACGTTCGTATGCTGGAAACTATCTTCCGTAAGGACAGAAAGACTGGCAAGACTGACTGGAATCACGTAGCTAGATTTGCACTGTACCCCATGCTTGGTTACGCTCTGCAAGCTATCATTGCTCGTGCTCTCATGGGTGACGATGACGATGGTGTCAGCTTCTATGATAAGATTCCTGAGTACATCAAAGCTAGTAACATTATCATTCCAAATCCGTTTAGCAAGGGTGACTACATTACCCTTCCTATTACTTACGGTTTCGACATGTTCTGGAACTTGGCAATGAATGTCTTCGAAGCTGGTCACAGTGCTGCTTACGGTAATCCCGGCCCCAATGCTACGGAAGCTGCTTCCTCCATCATTGGCAAGATGTTCAACAACTTCGCAACTATTGGTGGTACTGATGAAGGCTGGACTGCTTTTGTTCCCAGCATCATCCGTCCCTTGTGGCAGTTGTCTATGAACAAGAACTTTGCAGGTAATCCTATTATGCCTACTGGCAATGAAAACCTGCGAGGTGAAATCCCTGACCATGAGAAGTATTGGAGCACAGCCAACCCCAGTCTTGTGTGGCTGACCAAGACTCTTTCTCCCATCATTGATGTCTCTCCCGAAAGTGTTGAGCACATCGCTAATGCTTACCTCGGTGGCCTTGGTCGCATTACCTTTGGCCTCCTTGGTAGACTTGATGAATGGGCTCGTTACGGTTTAAATCACATTGATGTAGGTAAGATTCCCGGTCTTAAAGTTCTGTACAAGACTACTCAGGACAGTGACACTAGTGCTCTGTTCTCGAAGATGAGAACTAATGTACTCACTCAGATTAACGCAGTGGACACTGCTCGAACTAATATGAGCCTCACTCCTGAGGAGAAGAGGGTTGTGTTAATGGATAACCTGCAAGGTTACAGGCTTAAGCCTACCTTGAATAAACTTCAGCAGCAACTTAATCTGCTTCGAGAGCAAGAGCGTAGATTGATGAACAATCCCTCTATCTCTTCCGAAGCTAAGGCTACTCGTCTTGACCAGATAAACCAACTCAAGCAACGAGCTATGAAGCAATTTATTAAAACTGCTAATCAAGCTGGTGTAATTGGTTAAGGAGGAACTTCACTATGGCACTTCCTTTGGTGGGTACCCTTCTTAGTATTGGTGTCTCTCTCGTTGACCAACTGGTTGACACAAGTGACGATGACAAGAAATCTTGGAAAGAGAAGCTCTTTAACCTTGACAAAGAAGGACGTACTCAAGAACTAGAAGCTGAGGTTAATAAGCTCAAGCAACTCTCTACAGTAGACTTGGCTCAGGTCAACCTCAACACTGTGTCTCAGACACAAGGTTCGAAGTGGAGAGACTTCGTAGGGTACATGTGTGGTATTGGTATTGGTATGAACACCATCTATGTGCCCTTGGCCAACACCATCATTAGTGTTGCCAACTCTTTCATGGATGGACCCTTTATCACTCACGTTCAACCTATGGATGTTGAGTATCTGTTAGGTATCCTTGGTGGTATGCTTGGTCTTGGTGGCATGACACTCAGTAAAAACTACTACCGAAAGACCTAGCTCACATACCTCAAAATCAAACAGAAAAGCCCCTGTAAGCGATGAAACTTACAGGGGCTAACTGTTTATATAGGTTGTTTAAAAACGTTGCTTAGAATCAATCCTCGTGCGATTTTGAGGTACATAAAACAATAAGGGCCATCTGCCTTGCTGTCGCCTTTAGCAAAGTAGATGGCCCTTATTGGTTGGAGGGTTAATACTTCCTACACGAAGTGCATGTCTGTTCTTACATAAGGTACGCAAGCTCGAATGTACCCAAGAACCACTCCGCATGTGGAAAGGGGGACAATTGGAAGAGAGGTAATTATGTCCCTGTACCCAATACGATTACGCACTAAATATATAATACTTCGAGAGTAGATGTCAAGTAAAATCTTTACTCCCTATAAAAAGAAAAGCCCCCAGATGTAAAAAAGGCAATGAAAACATCTGAGGGCTTATGTCACACAAGGAAGTGTTTAGTTTTTGAAGCACTAAACTTCGGCAGTGCTAAAGGTAATCGTCACAGGTTCATTAGTTTCAGGATTGACAACCTGAACCTTACCAAGACGAATGTCGTTCAGCAGTTCGTACTGACCAACCTCAGCTGTGTACTTGTTCAGCACGTGCTTAGCATGTCGGCACAGGATACGAAGTTGGTTTTCGAGATTAGAAGTATTAAAGTCAAAGACCTGCCGGTCAATGTCCCCAGCTTCCTTTCGCACACTGTTAAGGTACTGAATCCGCTCAACAATGTCAACAAGTTTGACAAGCAGATTCTTGTACTCTTTCAGAGCAGTGCTCTTGCGTTCCTCAAACGTCTGTTCAACACAAGTCTTAGACATATCTTTACGCCGCCTTCTTAGAAGAAACAGGACAAGGCTTAACCTGCACCTCTTCCGTAGGTTTATATTCCTGAGCCTTAGGAGATTCTTTCACAACACTTTCGGAAGTATTCAGATTGTTCAGAGGCATATTGTTCACAGTCTGCTGAACAGTCAGCACCATGTTATCGAAAGCCTTCTGGTCAAGGTTACGATGGAAGGAGAACGTATCCGACAAGGTAGAACCTTCGGCATTGGTGTAAATGATAGTGATAGACATTTTATGTTTGTCCTTGTTGTAAGGGTTATTAGTAGGAGGCCATGCTGAAAAAGAAATCCCCAGCTACACTCTCAGACTTCTCATTGGCAATGGCTTTCCGGGCTAGGTTTCCAGTGAGGCTTGGCATTAGACGGTCTTTTTGTTTGGCAGGTACGCAGGCAAGCAAAGACCAAGAGTGCAACTGGGGAAATTTGTTAGGTTCAAGTACACAATGTGAGAGTAGCACCAACCTCAGTCAAGTGTTAAAAGGTTTTAGCTTCGAGTGAAGAGTTGCAGAAGCACTGCGAAGCTTACGGGCGCTTACCTTTCCACTATTTTCTTTTTCAAAGGCTTGAGACTCTTTTGTGTTGAAGTGGGTCAGCACGGTGCCACTCTCACACTGTGTACTTGAACTAAAAAGAAATTTGTGTCGGGATATATTTAATTTCACCCTCCCGACTAGGGGTGACGCTCAAGGAGAAACAAGCTACCTAGGGACAACAAACCAAGTAGCTCGCATTGTGGGGCTTAGTGATTAGGCAGCCTTAGTAACTTCAAGGTCAGCCGTAACGTTAGCTTCCATCTTCATTTCATTAGACTCCTTTTCCGGGGGAAAAGCCTGAAGCAGAGCGATGGGCAGCATCTTCTTAAAGAGTTCCCATTCAGCTTCAGAGAACTCACGACCGGGAATCGTCAGCTCGAACTCTTCAAAGTCCTTTTCAGCAGTGGAAGCACGGAAAAACATCTTCGTACCATTCATATTTAATACTCCTCGTACCTCTTGTCAAGAGGGTTAATCGTTCTTTTTTCTGTCCAATGATATAACCGGTGAGTTCAGTAGCTTCGTGTGTCGTTGTTTTCAAGACTGTCACAACGGAAGGTAGCAAAGTCATCACTCCCGATAGCGTGGTCAAACTTCTTTGCCACGTTAATACAGGACTCACCTTGCTCCAGCTTAACAAGAGCAACTCTGAACTTAGGAGCTCCGAAGCACTCAATGTAGTACCACCCAGCGTAAGGAGTAGTGCACCCAGTCTGAGTGTACATTTCCCTCAGTACTTCAGGGTCACACTCACGAGCGTTAGTCATAAGTGCTATGGTACCATCAGGAAGAGTAATGTTTCGGAAACAATCATGGTCAATAAGTTCCTGAGTACGAAGACGAACAAGAGTGTCAACAATCGTACCCATGTTCATAATCTGGAACGTAGCGTCCCATCTCATGCGGGGCATCTCAGCTTCCATGTCGAAGTCTGCTGCACCAAAGTTAGCAGGAGAGTCAACCTCGAAGCAAGCCTCCCACACATTAGAGGCAACCTCACCCAGCTCTCGTTCTTCATCAGAAAGTGTGTCAGGATGTGTTTCCAAATCTTTAGGACAAGTCTCAAGCAGCTCGAGTCCATGTACGAAAGCTCGTGCACTTACACTAGGATTACCCTGATAATAAGAATCAATCCAAGTTACGCAAGGGGGAACTTTCTTTTCAGGAAAGAGGTCCTTCCACAGACGAGCACCAAGGTCAAAGTTACTAGACCTGTACCCTTCAACGTCAGGAAGGTTCTTCAGTTCTTCGTAACAAGCGCTCATTACTTTGTTAATGACATAGGAGTCACAGTCATACCAAATCATACGTTTAGGTTGGTACGTTTCGAACAGAGTTCTCCAAGCGTTGGCTGCGGGAGACACACCTAGAAAGTAAATGGTGTCACGTTTACCGAGATGCTTAGGCACAATCATAGCAGTCTGGTTGACAGTCTTACTCGACTGCCAGTTAGGCCAGTATTCAATCTGCTCATTGGGGAAGTTATCCTTAACGTACTTCCCCGCAATAGCACCAAGCATGTGACCGTAGATGTTATCTTCGTAACAGATAAAAGTTCTAGCCATGCTAGCTTACCTTTGAATTAGCATCGTCCTGTTTATTCTCAGAACTTTGAGCAGGACGTGTAGGAATTGTTGTACAAGGTACACCAGTGAAAGGGCAGATAAACCCAGACACTAAATTGGAAAGTTCTCCACCGAACTCTTCATTAGACTGCCTCTTCATTACAATCGGGTTGGTCATTCTCAGCAACCTCGTTAGCCTCAGGCTTAATTTCAGTAGTTTCTTCGGGCTTAAACAGTTCTTCATAACCCTTTATCTTCAGGAAAGCACTGCCTGCATAGTGGGCAATCTTCAGCAGGTCCGAAAGAGTTTCTTCTTCACCACGACTGTTAGTCTTCAGTCGAGCAGCATAGCGACCAATATTAGTCAGGCAATCATCAGCACTGAAATTGGTGAGATTGTCATTCGGATAGTCACCATACTGAGGGACAGTGTACTCTTCAATGTGCATAGCTACAATGGCAGCAAAGCAATCCCACATGTACTTGCGAAGAGAAATGTCCTTACCAAGCAAGCGCTTGTACGCAGCAAACTTAGTCATAAAAGCTTTGATGTCATCAGTAAAATCACGCTTGTGCACAGGCAGCTTAGTCGCAACTTCAGTAGTGTTGTTCATAGTACTATTTACTCTTAATAAGAAGGTTAGGGTAAAAAAGATTTATTGCCTCAGTGTTTCGAAAGGAATACAGGGGGCAGTGCTCAATAGGACACATGTCAACTTCTTTTATGTTACCCCCACTGCACTCCTTACACTTGGCTTTTATTGCACTCATCGCACTTCGAAACTTCGTTACATTCGGAGGAAGCTTCGACTTCTTTTTCCTCGACACTCGTGCTTTTGCTGAGGGCATCTTTAGATTCCTTTTCCTCCAAAGCAAGGAGGTCACGAGAGGCACTGGGTTTCAGCGGAACAGGAGACTTAATATGAGTTCCGTTAAAGATATTAGCGAAAGCTTCGAATACCGTCTCTTCTTTTCCACATCTACGACACTTCTTGTGTCGCATCAGTCCATGACCAAGGGGACTAACGTCTATACCAAACGTCCGCAGTGCCTCCCAGTCATGACCGCAAAACCAGCAGATAAGCTTAGTTAGATGGGTCATACGTAAAATCCAATTTCAATTTGTAAAGGTCATTGTCAAGCACTAATCTAAACACAGTAGCGAGAAGGTCAAGACTTTCATCGTAGATACGGTCGTTATCTCGTTCACTTTCTTTCTTGTACAGTTCTTTCTTAAGTTCTTCGAACTCTTCTTGTAGAACCATAAACGAATGTTCGAGAGAGGGATGCTTAGTAAATTTCTTTAAACACTCATCTAACCGTTTTAGTACGTCTACTGTTACGCAATTGTACCGACTATGATAATTTGAAAGGTCGTACTCGGTAAGCATATTTCTCTGCCCAATCCTTGTAAGTAGTACGAGACTTAGAGCTAAGCTTGCAGTTCTCTCGCATGAAGTGTAGCGCAATGTCCAACTCCGGGTGCTGTTGTTTCATTAGCACCATCTTTACTCTTGCTCGTGGGTCAAAGTAACCTTTAACTTCAAGGTACTCTTCTGTACCATCAGGATATTTAACCCAGAAGTCTGGAGTGTACTTAGCTTTCGGGGGCTGATAGTAGAAAGAGCAAGGCTCGTACTTCCATTCAGCCCCTATACTAGTCAGGTACTCCGCAACCTTAGCTTCGTATTTACTACGAAACTTCGGTTTCTTCGGTTTTGTTGTCCGAGGTTTCTTCGGACTTGTTGGGGTTTTCGATTTCGTCTTCATAGTAAACTTTCTTGAACTTGGAGAGTGCCTTACACGCATGTTCTTTAAGAGAACCAACTTCGGCACAACACCAAGCAAGGTCATCCAGATTTTTATTCAGAAAATCTCGAAGCTGATAAGCCATCAGCAGGGGAAGCTTCATAGTAGTAACAGCACGGTCATCGTTGGTCATCATCCAAGGCTCAAAAAGCGTGAGGTACACTGTGTCACGAGAAGCAGTAATGCGCATGTGCTTTTCGAAATACTTGGGAATTTCCAGACCCTCAAGGGGAAGCAGGTAACCACCCCACTTGTCAGTAGAGTCCATACTCCGAGCAGCAGCAGCTGCAGCAGCAGCAGAAACATAACTAAGTTCAGGCATTGTTATTCTCCATTATTCGTAAGTTTAATAGACTCACCATCGTGATTCATATCGCAAACAAAATACGGATGGTGCTTCTTTAGTTCACAATAAATCTGTCCACACAAGAACTTAACATCAGGGTGAGCAGCAGGACTACAACGTAGCTTCAGGATGTGACGCCACTCTCGAATGTTGCAAGTCATCACTAGTTCAGTCTTCAGATTGGTAGGCAGAACACTACGAGCAAACTGAGGAGACACACCCATTTCAGTAAGCTTCATGTAGTTCTCTTCATCCTGCCAGAAAGCTTTGTTAATAACTTCCAAAGCTTCTTCACTGAGCTTTTCACCGGCATAGTCAGGGAGGATGCAGGCAATCTCGCTGCCGAACTTTTCTTTCATGTAGTTCACATAGCGAGTGCTTTCCTGAGTGAAAGCAGCAAGCCTGTGTCGAACAAGTTCGTGAGAGATACCTCGGTCAGTAGTGAACTTAACCGTAAAACTAAGATGTTCAAGGGGACTCTCGTGCTCATGATGAATAAGCTTTCGAATAAACTTATCTACTTCTTCGGAAGTGTAGTCAGGTTTGTTTGCTTTGTAGCAAGTACGACCTGCATCCACAATGACTTTGGGGTCAAGAGTAGACAGGTCAGTGATAAATTCCACAGAAGGTTTAATGATTTGCACGTGAGTTACTCCTTAACTTCTCCGATACGGTTCAGCAACCAGCCTCGCATGTACTTACGATAGTCACTGCGACTGTTAGTGTTAAGTCCAAGAGAGATATAGTGATTTACTTGGAGACCGTCAAGGGCACGACGTAAACATTCTGTGTACCGAGAATCGTTACCAACTTCTTGCAACCTACGCCGAGTGTTGGGACCAACAATACCATCAATGCTCAAGTCAGCACCGAATGTGTTGCGATAGTTCAGAGCATTACAAGCTCGTTGAATGAGCAGCGTAGTTTGCTTACGACCAAGGTTTACACTCTGGTCAAAAATTTCGAAGGCAAGGGAGAAGTCAGTAATGTTATCCAGTTCGAAAGGATTCCAGAACTCTCGCTTGTACCAGTTACGCACGTGTTCACTGAGGTCTGCATCGTTACGAAGTGCAGCTTTAAACTCAGAAGTGTTAGCACCGTAGAGTCGCTTCAGGTGGTCAACTACTTTCCAACCTTCCCAAGAAGGAAAGTTATTACGGGAAACACCGTACACAGTTTCACCACCGGTGTCGTTACGGTCATTACTGTAAGCACCTTCCAAGTCAAGAGTCTTACTGATAGCCTTGTCAAAGGCATTACTACAAGATTCGTACATAAGTTTAAAGTCTTATTTCCACGTTAAAGGTTAGTAGGGTACCCACCCTTAAATGCTTGCCCGCACCACCACGAACGAACAAGCAGGTGGGTACCCCATCCCCGTAGGTAGCACACACACACACGCTAAGGAGAAACTTAGCTACACTTACGCAGCATTGGCGTAAGTCACAGACTCAGCCTTCTTGCCGAAGTCGACACTACCTGAGGTGAATGCCTGATACAGCATCGAAGCCAGTGAAGTAATCTGAGTGTGATTCAGCTTGAGGTCACCGATGGAGTCGATAGCCTCAATGGTTTCGTGCACAAAGCACGTACCACACACATCAGGAATCTTGTCACTGTGCCAAGTCTTCAGTACATTGTCCTTAACAACGTACTGACCAAACACATAGGTGTTGTCCACAGGCTGCGTGTGTTCACAACCACAAGCGGGACAAATCTTGCTTTCACCCGTAGGCACAGGGAACCGGTACGGCTCACTAGTGTAAGGGTTCTTACAGTTCGGACAAACGTGCATCTGATACAGAGGATTGTCCAGAATCTTGACATCAATAGTCTGGCCAGCAATGTTCATAGAGGTAGGGTAAATCATGTTAGTACCCTCCTTGTGTGTTAAGGATTAAACAACCTGCGTTAATTGGATTGCGACAACTCATCCGAGCTATCGCTTGCAGGTTCAGAAGAGATTTGTTTTTCTTCAAAGCCAAGAAGCTTTCCTAGTTCGTTATAGATTTCCAGTGCTTGCTTCTTAGAATAGCGCATTCGAAGTCTAATCTGCGGAGGAATTTGAAAGAACAGATTGACTACTCGACCTTTCTTTCCCTCAGCAATCTCCCAGGTAGGAGATAGAAAACTGTAGCTATGTGGCATCATGGACATTGGTTGTCGTGTTATCATTGTCTTCTACGTCCTCAAGAAGTCCGTGAGCTTTACACCAATCTCTGTACTGGTTACAAAACGGAGCTGCACTACAATAATCTTTACACCGACGACGGGTCGGAGGACGTTCCTCAATACGAATGTCACCGGTGAGATTCTTGTACTTGATGTAAGACTTAGCTTCCTCTTCAGTAGAGCACAAGCGAATAGCCTTAGCAGCACCGGGTCGGTACACAGCAAAGCAACCACCAGATTCCCAGCAGTACTCCTTGCTGCAATAGGGAAGCTGGTCATCAGGAATGTTTTCAGCTTCCACGTGTTCAGTCAGAAGAGAGCGATAAAGATGTTCTCGGTCTTCCAATGACCAGCAAGGCATTTCGAAAGTAGTACAGGGGGCAGGAGGATACTCTCCTTCCTTTGCGTACTTCAGCTTAGAGTCACGCCAGTCCATATAGATAGCGTTGATAGCCACCTTTTCAACAGGATAACCTTCCTTCTCAAGAAAGTAGGCGTTAATCATAAGCTGCTTAATCCACTCGTCCTTCATCTCTTTGCCATAGATGTAAGTAGTCGTGGTCTTGTGGTCAGAAAGAGTTTTAGTTTCCTTGTCATAAGCATCGAACTTAGCACCCACTCGGCGGTAGTCTTGTTCAGTACCACCTAGGGGTTTATCGTAACGGATGATTCGCTTTTCGACAAGGTATCGAGGATTGTTCTTGAGTCTGTTCTCAAGGAAGTCGTGCATTGCGTGACCAGCAAAGGTATACCAGATGTTAATAATCTCTGGTGTGTCCATCTCCTTTGCATGACGCTGTTCAAGCTGAAGCTGACGAGGAGATTTGCAAAGTCGAGTAGCACTGTATTCGAACATGCGGTCACCGTCTTCACTGTGAAGGTCGGTGTACAGTGCATCTTTAATAATCTGAGGGATAACTTCTTCTTTATATTTAGCCATGTGAGAAATACCTTAAGAGACTCAAAAACCCCACAGGGTACAATGGAATTGACTGTTTATGTTTTATCACATTCTACAGCATACACCTGCGGGGTTGTTAGTGGGAACTAGCTAGGTAAGACTAGAAGGGCACGTGCTGTGCTTCCGTATGGGACTGAAGGAATGCAGGAAGCTTAGCATCAGGAGTGCTATACTGCGGACGACTAGCCGCCTGCACCATCTCGTAAGCCTTGACCTGCTCATCGGTCAGAGGCTCGTAAGTGGGGTTGTTATCCTCAAGCTTGACAATGGAAATCCATCGCCAGAACTTACCTTCGCGTTCGCTCTTAATGTCGAACGTGTCACCGGGCTGAGCAGCCTTCTGGAAGAACTGCACAACAGACTGACCGGGGCGCGTAATGCCGCGCTCAATAACAGTGATAGCCTGATTGTTAAACAGCGTCTTCTGGTAAGGCGTGTCCGGCTCACCCTGAAAGCCCTTCTTCATACCAGTGACAACGAAGCCACTGTACTTCTTACCAGACTGACCCACCAAATCATGTTTCTCTTCAATGTTCTCGAACTTAAACCACATGGTTATATCTCTCTCTTTAGTAAATCTTTATTTAAGCAAGCTTGACATCTGTAATGTGGAAGTGCATTCCCCAATTCTTGTGTGCAATAAACTTTGCCTCTTCTACAGACTTAGCTTGTACACAACTCACTGTGTCTTTACCTGTGTGTTTCTCACGAAGGTACACAGTGTAAGGTTCCTTCTGCCACCGAGGCTTATCAGAGGTACCTTTGTTCTTGTTAGACATAATAACACTTACTCCTTGATGTGTCAAGAGATTTAAGCACAAATTTTTTGAAGTGTGTCAACTATTGCTTTCGGCATGAAGGTATCAACATAGAAAAACCAATCAATGTTATTCTTGGTAACTTCGTTAGCCTTGTACTCCATGTACAAGTCACCATAGGTTCTACCCACAGCAACTTCGGAAGTCAAAGGAACTTCAATCTCCCAGCCGAAGTATTCTTTAGACAGCTCAGGCAGACGTTCAAATGTGTCAGCACAAATCTTAGAGACAATGTACACTTCTTCCTTAGGACAGTCCCACACAAGGGAGTCGTGCACCTGAAGGATAAGACGAGACTTCAATCCAAGAGAGCGCACCTTACGCCAGATGTTTACCATTGCAAGGAACATCAAGTCAGCACTAATACTCTGCACAGGATAGTTGCAAATGTCATTGAGATTGTAACCGAGAGGTCCTTTCTCACTATCAGTGTTGTAATCAAAGGTGAGGAATCGTCCACTAGGATTGCGAAGAAAGTTTTCTTTGTTGACAATCTTTTCATTCCGAAGTTGCCAAGCACGAAGACCCTTATACTTGTCATAGAACCCGGGCACAATCTTCTGCCAACGTTCAAGAGAGTAACGAGGCATACTTCCATCGTAGTAAAAAGCTTTAGGCTTTCCATTGTACAACATTCGGAAGTTAAAGATTTTTGCTGTGGTACGAATCTTCTTGAAAGGTTTGGACTTTACATCCAGATGAGCACCATCGAACCAACGCTGAGCACTGTCCGTGTGCACATCAAAGCCATGACGAATCTCATCACACATAATGGGGTCATGACTCAGAGCAGCGGCAGTACGCCACTCAATCTGAGACAAGTCAGCATTGACAATGTAGTCATAGCGAGGAATGATGAGCTTCTTCAGAGGAGAAGTTGTACCTCTAGGAAAGTTCTGACCATTGGGATTAGAAGAACTAAGACGACCAGTGCACGTAACACTCTGGTTAAAGTTAGGGTGCAATCTACGGTCACTCCCGAGCTTACGCAGTAGTCCACTTTCACTATTGGATGAGCTCCACAGTGTAGAGTACACCTTCTGTGCGTTAGCTCGTTCTTCTAGCTTCTTATAGAACAGCTCTTGTTGGTCGGTGTCACAGTGCAGAAGCTGTCTAGCTTTCTTTCCTGTGCTGTACTTTCCAGTCTTTGCACTTTTGGTAGCTTCGTGAGGGATGAATCCTACACCGTCAATGTGCTGATGATATTCAGCTTTTCTGGTGTACACACGAAAGGTTCCATTCTTTCGCTGTTTTGCAACCAGCTCTTGCACAGTACGTTTGATGGTACCACCGTACATTACAGCGTACAGTTGGTCTGAACTACTGGGAGAGAACTCTACATCAGCGATGTCACACAGCTCTTTGTTGAGAACCTTAAGCTTTTCATCGTACTCGTGCACGTACTGCTTAGCTGACTTCGCATCAAACTCTACTCCGTAGTATTCTACTTCGGAAAGAATCTTTGACAGTTCGAAAGTGAGGAAGGCTACCTTTTCAAGACCAGCTTTCTTTATCTGCTCGAACTGGTCAAGAAACAAATCCCTAGTGAGACTCACGTCTTGAATGAGGTACTTTCTGTGTAAGTCCCAAGGAATTTCGTCAGTCTCGTAGCCATTTTCCCAGTACTCGTGCATCTCATCTACCTTCTGGCCAAAGCCACGACGTTCTGCACAAGCGTTAAGACTCAGGGGTATCTTAGGATTCTGTCCAACAAGCAAGTACTCTGCAAGCAATGTGCACCAGATGTTCTTGTTGTCGAACTTAATACCCATCTTACGAAACCACCCGAGGTCGTGCTTAGCGTTGTGAAACACAAGCAAGTCTGCTTGGTCTACCTCTTTCTGAATGGCGTCAACCATCTCACAATGGTCTCGTATAGGTTCGCTAACGTGATTAAAAAGCCAAACTTTATCTGTGTTATCATTGTCTACTGCTCCCACAGAACACAGGTAAGAATCAGGATGCCAAGGTGTGTGCCGAGGAATCTTTGTGGATTCTGTGTCGAATACTCTATAAGGAAAGTTAATCATGAGAACTTACTTATTGTTGAGGTCCAAGACAAAGAGGTTTGGAGTAAGTATAATCACCACCAAGCTCATTGTAAACTGGTTCAGAATATCTTGCACGGGTGGGGTCAAAGGTCACCTCAATCTTAGCGTGCATACCTGTACCAAGTTTGTTCTTGCAAAGGTGCAAGTACCGTAAGTTCTCTTGGTCTGTGTGCATGTCATCAAGTTTCTTACCGATGCCAATGATGTAGTCAAACTCACCGGGCTTCAGTGTCTTACTGCCATCAAGGTCAGATGGCATAAGCCACTTCTTGTTTTCTGCTGTCACAGATGCCTGACCAACTGTGATGACGTGCACATCAAACTTCTTAGCCAACTCTCGAAGCTTAGCATAGATAGCTTGAAGACGTTGGACATCCCCCATCTTCGCCATGCCTTTGAAGTGCAGCTTATCTGCTTGGTCAATCACGCACACTCGTACATTGTACGTTTCGAACAGAGCTTTGATGTCATCAATGTCGATGATGGCTTCATCATAAAGGTGTAACTTTTCACCACCAAGACGTTGGAACTCTTCTTTACACTTATCAGTGTGGGTCTCTAGGATTTCTTGCGGGACATTGAGGATGGATTGATAGAAGCGAGCCATGAGTTTTTCTCCATCTTCTTCGTTGTTCAGATGAAGAAGGATTTCACCCTCTTTAAGTTGGCTAATCCAGAATGACTCTTCGGAGAAGAGGAAGGAAGTTTTACCTGTGTCAGGGCGGGCAAAGATGTGGCCAAGAGTTTTACCTCGGATTTCACCAAGGTGTTCATTAAGCCCAGAGATACGCCACAGAAGGCCAGGCTTTTCTTTCTTCTTTGCAACCAGTTCGGAAATGTCAGTAGTTACAAAGTTGAAGTTCTTTTTCTGGAGACGCAACTTAAGATTGCTGTACTGTTCACAAAGTTCGGATACAGAATCAAGTACACCAGTAGAATTATCCTCAAGAGATTCGGAAATCTTAAAGAGGATTTCACTACTGAAATACTTTTCAAGTATGCTATTAAAATTCTCCTCAACCAGTTCGGAATTAAGGTTGATCTCCCCAAGCTTCTCGAATAAGGTAGAAAAGATGTTCCTCTTGCGAACGAGAGGATTACGCATACTGTTGTAAAGCAACAGCTCCTCAACTTCAATGACATCCTTGTTAGGATATTCTTTGAAGTATTCTTCAATGGACTTAAGCAGCAGTTCAGTCTCAGGTTCGAAGTTTAGTTCTTTCACATAGAAGCTGTACTTGTCGAAGTGCTCGCGCACAAGCAGGAACTTTATCAGGGTAAGTTCCTGTACAAGTTCGGAAGGAGAATTTTGTTCGGACATAATTTAGTACCATCAAAGTAAGACTAAAGTTTTCTTTAAGCTACTTTTAAAATAAGTCATTTTTATTAAATGTAAATACCTTTAAAGAAACTTTAGAGAACTTTATTTACATTTAAGGAGGCCCCCTAAAGGGGCCTCCTTAAATATTAACCTAATTCTCCTAACTCTCTCTTTTATGGTACTTTAAAGGT